CACCGGCGCCTCGTGCAGCAATACCCGCCATGACACCCGCTCGACTAGAGCCAGAGTTACCTGTACCAGCGGCGTTAGACGCAATACCTGTTAATTGATTTTCCTGAAGGTTACGCACAACGTCACGACTTGCAGCATCTATCTGGCCGTTAAGCAAACTGTTGTTCATGTACTGACCAGCGTTTGCGGCGTTAAAGCCTCGGTTATTAGCGGCTCCCATCATGCCCGCCATGTTTGCCATGCCTTGTCCAGCGCCCATCGCAGTGTTGATGCCGCCTTGAGCGTTACCGCCCATCGCGCCACCCGCATAGTTCAACGCCATGCCTGTGCCACGGGTCGCATTAGCGCCAGAGGCCATCATGTTAGCGCCAACACCGGCTTGCATACCGCCAGCACCGTAAGCTGTGCCAAGCGCACCGCCTAACATGCCGTTTATCCCGGCAACACCCTCAACAGGCATACCTTGAGCGTTAAGCTGTTGTGCTTGGCCTCGTATGTCATCTAAATACGGTTGTTGGCTAGGATCAACAAAAGTAGACGAGCTACTGTTGGAGTCTGAACTTGATTTTGAACCGCCAAAGCTAAATAAACCCATTTCTTGTACCTATGCTATTTTTGTCCAGCTTGTGTCGTAGTAATAAAGACCGCGACCTGCGCTTGGATTCCAGTTAGTGCCGTCTGCAAAAACAACATCGCCAACCTGTGGCTTTGCGGGTTCTGCATTAATGACGGGTATGTTTAATGTCTGTCGTGACGTTGTAAAATTGTTTGATATCCTCACAAGCTCACCGGATATCCAGTTTTTGAAATCTGGCAAGCTCTGAGCCGATGAGCTTGTTGGTAAATAACTCATCGTGCAGCTACCTCTTTAATATCAATATCTAAGCCGGTGAGTCTCCAGTAATCAGTGGCGCTGATGCTTTCAACTTTTAATGCAAGATAGCGGCCTGATGCTCTAAAATCGATCTTGTGATCTTTCTCTATCTCATAGGCTTGAGGCTCACCCCACATAACGCCATCTTGCGGTGTCATGCTCGAACCAACACTGATATTCACTGACCCCTGCCCCTCGATCTGAGGCAGTATTGAGTTGATCTGCTTGATCGTATTTGTGGCCGCGCCGATAACCTGATCTAAATCAATTTTTGTTGCTTCAAGCGTGGCTGTTATTGATGTGTCAGCCGCTCCGTGAGTGTCATTCATCGTAAACACTTTAGAGGTTGTGTAGCCAGCACCGAAAAGCTTTAAGGCATTAGCCTCTGAGCTTTGAGATACGTTCGACCAGTATGCCGTCGTGCTGTTCCACTGCCCGACAACATCAGCCCAAGTCCCTTGTGTTGCGCCCATTTTTTCAGAAACTGACAGTGCTCTTAAATTAGGCAAATCAATAAAAGTAAAAGCGTTCTGCGCCCAGTTATATACAAGTGCTTTGTTGGCGCTTTCTGAGTTAGTAGCGTCTACATCCGCGTAACAAATCCAAATTTCAGACCGATTATTGACCGTCTGGCAATAAACGCTGCGCGTGTCAGTCAGCGCATTAAAAAAAGTTCGTCTAACACGTTTTTCGGCAATGCTCTGCTTTTGATTGCCGTCATGCACATAAATGTCATCATGGCCCACAACTAAGTGCTTTCCTAAAAACTCAGCACATGCGCCGCGATTTATAATTCCATCGTCGGAAAATACTTCACGGAACGAAAACACCAACGGCGCTCCGATAAAATCCATCGCGTAAACGCCACGTTCTGCATAAATTATCTGAGAGTTGTTAAGTGTTAACTGATCTATGAGATCACCATTATTACCACCTAGCGTGTTCTCTCCAGCTAAGTTTGTGGTGCTAGTGATCGAGTAATCAGTCGGCACTCCTGTCGGCTCATACTCATCAGACCATCGAACCGTGTAGGGGTACTTGTTACTGCTCGACTCATAACCAGCCATAATCAAAAAAGACTTATATGGCTTTAAACATTGTGTTTTTACACCTGAAGGCCACGCCGTTAAATCGGCAAACCTTTGTGGGCTGGCGTCCGGTTGCATAAACTGCGGTACGTCCGAGCCATTATTCATCATCAACGCATTGCCAAGTTGCTCTGACTGCCAACGGGGACTGTTGGTGTAATTGAATGCGTCTGATGTTTTAGACACATTTGTTACGATAGTGCCGTTAAATCTATATATTTTATTCAGTGTCCCAACGACCAGCGTGTTGTTTTCTTGATACATCCAACCCTGTACATGAGTCGGCGCATACGCTGTACTAAATCTAATGCTATGACCTAGCGCCTTGCCAATGCGTCCTTCGTGAAAACTGACATTGTTGCCAACCGGAAACTGTGTTAGCTCCAAGTCATACGGGTCTTGGTCGGTAACAATACCGCCAGCGCCGATATTTCTTAGCGGGACGTAAGCCATTAATCTGCGATTCTTTTAAACATGTAAACGACGATATAAGGCTGCACGATAGTGTGCGCCGCACCGCCGCCGGTAGATGCTGTACTAGCAGAGGCGCTTGCAGATAATGCACCACCGCCTGTGCGGTTGTTAGACCCGGATGTTGTTTGAAAGGCAGTAAATGTGTGGCTGTGAGCTGGCATCTCTGCAATGGATAATGCGTGAGTCTTCGTACCACCGATTTCTTCAGCAGTATCAAAGTCAGTGTCGCCAGAATCTAAACCAACCATGACTCGTCCAGCACCAAATGCTTCCCAGTTACCCCCAAACAGGGTGCTTGGGTTGGTTGCTACAACAGAGGTGTAAACAGAGCCAATTGGATAAACAGCTAAAAGTGTTGCCTTTGCATCTAATGCTGTTTGTAGTCCTGTCACGTTAGATAAAGCAACCGCACCAGAAAAGTTTCCAGCGGTCAGAGTGTTACTGCTTGGGTTGTAGTGAAAGCTGTTGTCTGTGTCTTTATTTAAGTATTCAGTGTCGTTTTCAGGTTTAGTAACATCTTCACCGAAAATCATTCGATGATTTTTATCTGCGGAGACACCGGGCGCGTCTACCGATGATGCAATTTGAGCAATACCTGTTAAATGGCCTGTCACGTTTGCAGTGAGCGTTGCATCTGTGCCGTCTGTACCGTTATCTAAAATTCTATTGACGCCATTGCCCGCGTAGACATCACCTTGCGTGTCACCAATAAGATTGCCAATAAAATTTGACGTAATAACCGTTGCCGAAAAATTACCACTGGCGTCACGTTTGACTAAGGTAGATGGCGTCGCAACATTAGTTGCGGCTGATGTATCTGCAATACCACCATTTATCTGGTTATTACTGACCGTCACCGCGCCAGTTATTGCTGGAAAACTTCTCTGCAAAACGTCTTTTATTAGACGAAGATGATTATCTCCTTCACTGAGCGGATCAGCCGATGTCGGATTAGTACCAACTAATCCATCGATGTATGTTGAGCTTGTGTTTGCTTCGAGACCCATTATTTTTTCCTACGTTATTTGTTAATAGCACCAGCACATTTGTTCAGTTTTTCGTGTGTCAACATGAACAAATGTTCTTGCTACTCCGACAGACATACCCATTGCTGAAGCGTGTTTGACAATTGCTAAACGCTGCGCGCCACCTCCTGAAATTTTGATGTCACATGCAATACCCTGCGTATGAACACCGGGATTTTTTTGATTTTTTTTTGCTTTTTCAACGCTATGGCTCTCAGACCGAAAACCGCTAGTGATAATAAAAGGAAAGCCGCAAATTTCTCGGAGGTGTGAAAGAGCTTTTAAAAACTCTGGACACATATCTTGCTCTCCGGTTTCGGAGCAAACAAACTCGTCTAATGAAAAATATTTGTAATCACTCATACAGATTTTCTAATACCTTCTCTAAAGATTGTTCCTCAATCACAATATCTAACGCGTCTTTTTTAATTCTGAAAACGCCTTTTTTTATGTCCGGTGTGACTGCAAAAAAAACAGCTCGTATTGGCAATGCTACAAATGCAAAAAAATCTACATCTTTATTCTCATAACTTTTCTTGCTGTCTCTTAAGGGGTGCCACTGCCAATAAAAATTGCCATTAATTTCTTGAACGTACCACGTTGACTTAACTTGGCACTTATAAAAAGCACCGGAATAATTTTCTAAAATGAGGTCATAAGGGCTGGAGGATGATGCAGTTGCTATCGTCTTAAATCGACGTTGCAGCACGCTGGCGGCTAGAAACTCCCCGGCAACACCAATCCAAGCATCGTCACGAGTCATAGTTGTATATTCTACAGTATGTTGTAACTTTATCCAAATATAGGGCGTTACTTACCTCTTTTTTTAGACAAAACTCCCTCAAAAGCACCGCCTCCAAAATAAAATCCTACAATGGAAAGCGTTATCCAATCTATTTTAAATGCTGATATTATCTCTTGGACTGCGCTAATATCCCGATCCATAAAGAACAGCATTAAAACTATGAAATAAGAACCGACAAAAGTAAAACCAAACATCAAAGCAAGGTATCTCTGAGCGACTTTAAACGGCGCGTAGCTCGTTAATAAATCTGTCTTAGCCTTCGTTTTAGCTTCTATAGATTCGGTCTCTGAAGTATGCATAGAATCGATAAGGTCTAGACCTTTACCGATCACATCGCCACTACCTAAAATCGTACTTAATATCCCCATTACTTTCGGCCTAGTATTTTTTGAACCGTGTCTGATTCATAAATCCTTAACGCCATCCAAACAATGGTCAAAAGAGACGCCATCGGAGGCAACCAAGTAAACAGGCTGGCAATGCCGGTGCTTGCCGCCACTACATCGATGGCGTTTTTAGATTCTTCCGTCATTACTTTTCATCCTTGAATATTATTTTTTAGGTTTTTTGCCCTTTTGGGCTGCGGTTTTCTTTGGCCGACCAACTTTACTACCGTATGTTCCTTTACCTTTTGGCATTTTTATTTCCTCTTTGCAGTTTTTTTGGATTGTTTAAAAGCTTGTGCAGTCGGTGCTCCCGGAGACCCTACCTTTCGCATTTTCTCTTTGCTTCCAGCGGCAATACGCCGCTTTTTAGCTGCGATATTTGCGTATAAACCTTGTTTTGCCATTGTTTTATCCTATTGTTTGTTTGCTTTAAAAATTGGCCTGTCCACCTTTAAAGGACATTAAATATTATGTAGTCCATCGGTTAAATACGACTAAACTTTTATCAGCTACTGACCTTCCAGTAGGAATAGCGGCAATTGTAAATGTTGCCGTTGATAGGCTTGAAACAGCAGTCCAGTGGGTTGTGCCATCGTCTAAGAGAATTCCAACTAAATCTCCGTTAGCAACCGCATCTATGTCTACTACAGTAATTGACGTTGCTCCTGCTACTACCGCTCCATTAGCAAAAGTTTCATTTGAATAAGACACATATCTTATAGATGCAGGCGATGTGGCAGTATTTAAAATGGAGGTGTCTTGCGGAACATAACCTTTTGTTACGACTCCGTTTATTGATGGCATTCTTGAGAATCTTTGTGCGCCCTGAACAGCATCTCTGTTTCTTTTTTGGCAGTAAAAAAATGCAGATACTTCTTCAAAAGTAGAGGCCGCAACACTAATCATTGCTAATTGAATGTATTTCACTTCTGTTCTGACCACTGCGGCAGGGAAGTCACTAACTTGTGCGCTTGTTAAGTTTGTGCTTGGCCCATAATAGCCGCGCCCATTATTTGTTAAAAGAGAAGCGTTAATCATATTAATGTACGCACCTGCTCCACCTTCACTTGTAATAGGCTTCATGTTTGCATCGTAAATATAGACATACGGCCGCCAAGCAGTGGTTGGAGATTTTACATTAAAGCCAAAAACATCGCCGAACTCGACTGGAATAAAACCTGAAAGCCCAAGAACATCGTTAGTTGATGCTGACATTTTCTTTAGAGATGGGGTTATTAAACCTTTGTGAAAAGGGGGAT